CAGGACAGGTCCAGCCCCTCATCCCAGGGGATATAGATGGGGGCCGCGATGGTCCCTGCCTGGATCGCCACGCCGCAGTCTGCGGCGTATTGGATGATGAGCCCGATGGCCTGGGCGACGGTGATGCGGTCCCCTGAAACCGATTGTCCGAGGATGACGCGGGATTTCCAGTCGGTGCGCTGGGTCCAGACCCCGGAAACCCAATGGCCGCCGACCCAGGCTTGTTGGTAGGTCAGGCGTTCGAGCTGGTCCCATGGGCCGAGGACCTCATAGGCGTGGCTTTCGGCCTGCGGTGTTCCGGTTTTCGGGGTTCTGCCCGCGCGGCCCCGGAAAAACGGTTGACCATCCCGCAGGATGACGACCGCACTATCATAGGAGAAAAGCGGGGCGGCATCCACGGCCCGGCCGGGTGCCTCGAATGACACCCGGTCCACTGCCATGTTGTACCGTTGCCGGACGATGTTTTGGAGGCCCGCCGCGGCGAACGTCTGCCCGTTGATTGTCCAGGAAACAGCCATACTCAGTTCAATCCTGATGCGACCTGCTCACGTTTTTCCATGTTCCCTAGCCGTTGTTCAATGGCCTTTTGATCGGCCTGCATGCTTGCGATGAGATTCAGGAGCCTGGTAATTGTCTCGCGGTTGCCGCTTTTAGCGTTTTCGAGATCCCGTTCTGCCCGAACAACATCCTGTTGCTCTTTTTTATCACCCGGCCTGGCAAAAAGTTCCTGCTGCTCTCGGCCCAGGGCGCCCTCGGCAAACCCGACAGCGATCTGCTGGCGGCGCCGGTCCAACTGATCGGAGCTTTCTGAAATCAATTCCTGCCATCGCAATTCACGTGCTTTTGGGTTGGTGTCTTTTACGCCTGCTATCTGCAGGCGGAGCATCTCGTCTGAAATGTCACGTAAAGCAGCAGGATTTGCCTCTTGCTCAAATTGTCGGCGCAGTGTTTCAAGTCTTGCCTGGCGAAGTTCTTCTTCCTGGCGAGCTTGGGCAGCGGCCGCTTTTTCAGCGGAATCCTTGTCGATGCGATTGATTTCGGCGGAATATTGCAGTTCGGCAGTTTCGACTTTGGAACGGGCAACTTTGCGTTTGGCTGTTTCTTCACGAATTATCGCATTGGATTCTTCAATCACCTGCGTTTCCTTGTCCCTTGCCGCTTTTAGCGCACTTTCAGCATCTTCTAACGCCTGGCGGTAAACTCCAACAGCCTGAATATACTCCCGACTGCCCTCACCAAACTTCAACCCAGCATCCAGGGCCGCCCGCCTGTATTTTTCATCTGCGGAGTCCCGGGTGTTTTGCGCTGACCCTGCATCAATAGTTGCGGAAGCTTTTGCCGATTCAGCATTCTGAATAGCCGATATTGACCGCTGGTTTTCATCAGAAAACCGCCGTACAGCCGCGTCCCTCCGGATCCCAGCTATGGTTTTGTCACGATCAGGGCCTTCTGGCATTTCTGCGGTCACCTTGGTAATGGCTGTCTCAGTTTCCGCATCAGCAACTGCCCAGTCCTGCCCAAACGCCTGCTGCATTCTTGCATTCAGTTTCTCAACACTTTGAATCATTGAGGATAGCCTTGTGTTCAAGGCATCAAGATTGGATGCGTTCAAAGCGCGAAACTGTTCGGCGGAGGCTTTGACTCTTGCCCCAACCTTGTCCACTTTCGATTCTGTTTCAATCAATGGATCAATGAGATGTTTCCGTATGACAGTGCCGATGGCCCACCCGGCTGAAAATGCGGCAAACACCATCGAAAGTTTCCCCACCAGCATGCCCATGCGTTCCCCGACCTGAAATGCGGCACCTGATAGACCGCGAAGCCCTTCTGTGCTTCCGGCAGCGGCTTGCCGCAGCGCAAACGCCGCGCGGGCGGCTGATTCCATTTCCCGCCTTGATTTATCCAGGGTAACGGCATTCGCCGCGTTGCCGGCGGATGCCTTAACAGCAGTCTGGGAAAGTTCTTCCAGCTTGGCTTTAGCGGAGTCGATTCCACCCGCCTCCAAGGCGGTGCGGATTTTGATCAACAGTTCGGTATCGTTCATTTCCTGGCTCCATGTTTTACGAATAGGTGCCGACTGATAGAATCAACGGCGGACTGCATGACCAGGTCATCATCCGGCAGCACCGTAGGGTCGGGATCCTGCTCGGCACTGATCGCGAGGTAGTACATGATAGTTCCGGATTTATACGTTGCTGATTTGACCTCACTGGCGCCTGTGCGCCGGTTTTTCCCGATTTTGAAGTCATAGCCGGAGTCGCGTACAAGGAACATTGGGCGGGCGCGGCCGGATCGCCCAACGCCCCATTGCACAGTGAGGTTATCGAACTCTCCGGCGCGGCGGCCGTAGGCTTCCGGGTCCACTGGGATGGTGAGGAACCGGGAGTTCACCGGCTCGATTTTGCCGCCGTAGAAGCGCTGGGCGATGCCCTCCTGGTGAATGGCAACCTCGGCGCCATCCGGGGTGACATCGTAGGTGATGCCGCGGGCGGCCTGGGCATAGAAGTGGGTGCGGCGGCCGCCGAGGGCGTTTGGGCGCGAGGAATCAAGTCCGCCGAAATAGTCCTGAATGAGCCTACGGACCCCCCTGCCAGCGGCATGGCGAACGGCATCCGACGACATGGCATCGCGCTGCTGGCGCAGGATGTCCATTGCCGGACCTGATACTGTGATTTCCAGACTCATGACTGGGGCGGAATGAAAATGCCATCTACCACGGAACCGAATGCCGCAAGCGCCGCCTGCAAGGCCTCGGAAATCGTGCTCACAGGGGCCTGCAGATCGGCGTTGAAATCCCGCAGTTGCGGGGTTGGAGCGGGGGCGCCTGGAGGCAACAGGCCAAGTTCCTCGGCCTGCAGGCGGTCGATGTCCCGAACCCACATCCCGGAGTTGAAATCGTAGGGCGGATAGGGCAGGCCGAAGCGGCTGATGGCGGTCCAGATCGGGTCATTGACCAGGGCGAACATTCCGGAATCGGCGCGCAGATCGCTGACGAATCGGGCGGAGGTGTTTTGACGGCCGAGGAACTGTATGGCGTTATTCCAGCGCTGGCCCCAGGCGCGGGGTTGCATGCGGGACTCCAGGCGGTAGAGCTCCTGGGCGGGGAACGCATCGAGGGCGGCGGCGTTTTGCTGGCGGACGTGGGCACCGTAGCCCTGGGCCATTTCGACATTGGTACGGTAGATGACCTCCAGACGCTGATCGCTGGTCAGATCCTTGAGGGTGCCGTCCTCGCCCTCTGCCGGGACATAGCCGAGCTTGTCCAGGTATTCCTTCATCCGGAGCCGGAACGTGGCCATATTGACGCCGGAACCCGGTGTGCGGGAGCCATCGGGGGCTGGAACTCCGCCTGCAATGGCAGTGTCGAGCAGGTCGCGGGCCTCCTGCAGGATGCCTGCATGCATGACGCGGGCCGAGAAAAACGATCGTTCCCGGATGGCGGCCGGGATCTGCTCCAGGGCGGCGGTTCCGAGTTCCGTCGGGGCAATTGCCTGCCTGCGGATTCGGGCCAGGGCGTCGCGGAAAGGCTTGAAGCGGATGGGCATATCACTCCTCGCTTTCGGCCTCTACATAGGGATTGGCAACCTCTTCCTGGACGGCGAACAGCCAGCACTCGTAACACGGGTCGTAGTGATAGCGGTTGCGGGTCATTGCTGATCCACTCCAGTTTGGGCAGGCACCGGCAGCCCTCGCTCCCGTAGTAATGCCTCCAGCATTTCCACCCGCGCAATCAGCGCATCCACAGCCGCCATGTAGTAGTCCCGCTCCTTTGATGTGGGGATGTTCTTCCCCGCGTTCTTGATTCCTTGCAGACTTTTGCCGCCCCCCGTGACTGCCGCAGCCTTGGTAATGGCGTTGGTATAGTCGGACACGCCAATGCGAGCGCGGAGATCGGCCCGGATGCTATCCTTTGCTTGGTCTGCATCGGCGGGACGCACCACCACCTTCCCTGATGGACAATGGATCAATGCTGGGAGCTGCGACGGCACCGGCAGCTTCGCCTCGATAAAGTCCGTGCGATCACCGAGGCGGTCTGTCCAGTCGAAGCACCGCGCATCAGGGATGTTGGTTTGAACATCCGACACCCACGCCCATTCCTGCGCCATGACCGTCGCTGTCAGGAGCGCGAAAAACAAAATCATCATGTTGCGTTTCATGCACTTCTTCCTATTGATTCGGGTAGTACCAGTAGAGTTTGACGTAACCGTTGCCGCCTGTTCCATAGTTGGCAGGACCGCCTGCTCCAACACCGGTAGGCCAGTCCGTGTCACTGTTGTTGTTGCCACGGATCATCACTCCAGACCCGACATCAGGCTTGTAATAGCATGATCCTCCGCCTGCACCGTAATACCCAAGTCCTCCAGACATGCCTCCGCCTCCATACCAGCCACCTCCGCCACCGCTACCGGCTGCGTTGTTCGCCTTGTTTGTGATAATCCATCCGCCATCTCCACCCTGCAGGAAACCGCCTGATAAACCGTCCCCCGCGACACTGGCGGAATAATTTCCGTTGGCCGAACGCGGGGACGCAATACCACCTGACACCTGTCCACCCCCCATCCCTGCGTAATATTGGGACTGCCCGACGCTGGCTCCTCCTGCGCTGGATATGGGGTGCACATTGTTTCCGGAACTTCCGCCTCCGCCTGCCGCTACCACGACGATTGTTCCGTCGAGCCACACAACCGTTGCTCCGCCACCGCTCGCGCCGGGATAGTTCAGAGACCCATAATTGGTCCCGGCATTACCTCCGCCAATCCACCCGCCTAGAGCTGCGTTGGTCAAGGCATTGATGCACGATCCTCCGCTGGCTACGGCAACGTCTATCGTCGATCCGTATTGCACAGGTATGAACAAAGCGGTGTAACCTCCGGCTCCTCCGGCATTGATGGTTGCGCCGCCGCCGCCGCCCCAAGCCTTGATGTAACATTCCTGCACTCCGAGAGGCACAACCCACTGTTGCGTTACTGTTCCGATATAGGAGAAATTGGTGGAGTGGGTCCAGTAGGTAGACAGTCCTCCGGCACCATCGTACAGTACAGGCCTCCACCATGTAGCATTGGTGGCCGACTGCGACAGCACGTAGGTCGCGCCAGTGACAGCCCCGGATAGTGGAGGAGGGATGCGGGACTGTTCCGCGCTGCTGACATGGACGTTGTTGGTATCGCCGTTCAGGTTGGATAGGCCGGTATGGTTGGTCACGCCGCCGGATGTCGGGATGACCACATTGCTTCCGGCCCCGACCGGCGCCCCGTTGATCGAAAAGCTGTTGTTGGTCATGCCGCCGGCAGTGGCGATTCCGCCTGCGGTGATCTCGTTGGTGATGATCGTATAGTTGGTGACGCTTTCGCTCACGGTTATCAGGTTGGTAACGATCGAGACATTGATGTTGCTGATCGTGTAGCCGATGTAGTTGGTGATTATCGGACCTGGAGGTCCCTGCGGACCGGGCTGGCTCAACAGATTGGTTGTTCCTGCCTGGATGACGACTCCGGTACCATCAATGACCGCCAGTGTCATATTAGTGGAAAGTACGAGGCCTCCCTGGTACATGTGGAGGCCGTTGGTATCCCAGTAGCCCACGACGCCCCCGCCGATCTTGTAGGCCAGGCGATTGGTCCCCAGGGCGTCCGCGTCCCATACCGGCCCCATATCGCCACCCACGCCGCCGGCGGAATTGACCCGCCACACGCCGTTGCTGAGCACCCATGTGGTGTTCTGGCCGTCGGCGATCGCCGTGGCGTTGGTGCCGTTAATTGTCACGCCTCCCCCGCCGCCGCCGACATTGATGTTGGTGATGACCACGGACATTATCGTCAGATTGGTTGTGGGCACGCCAGCGGGGCCTTGCGGGCCTGCTGGGCCTTGAGAGCCTGCCGGCCCGGCTGGGCCGGTGATGTACTTGATGATGTTGGTGGGAGCCGCCCCTGGGTTCAGCCACTGGACGGTGGCGCAGTCGATGATCCTGATGGGGGTCGGGTTGGTTGCCGGGGCCTCATAGCCCAGATTGGGGAGCATGGTGATGGTCCCCTCCTGGCGGATGCTGGTGTTGGTCAGGCCAGAAAACATGATTTCGTAGGTGTAGATGGTGTTGGTGAGTTCGTCGGCGGGGGTCCAGTGGAACACGAGTTCGCCGGTGTTGGTCGTGGTTGTTCCAGCCAGCAGGTACAGGTTGGTATCTCCCGCCTGGCGGTAGTAGAGGCCGATATCAATGGCGGAGGACAGATCTACGGCGGTCCCGTAGTCGTAGTAACGCGGGATGAGGTCCACGGATTCCCCGCGCTTGATCGGGGGGTTGAACTTGGCCGGCCGGGACCGCTCCACCTCCCAGCGGATCGGTGTGACGATGGGGTCGGCCGCAATATCTAATGCTGCAACTGTCCCAAGCAGCATCAGAAGAAATCGCTTTGCCAGTGCGGTCATAATTGAGTAACTACCAGTTTCGCGGGAATTATCGGCAGACCAAAATTTGTCACGCCCAATGTGCAATAATTAAAAGTTGTGGCCACAGGGGCCGTGATTGCCACCTGGACTTTGATGGCCGTTGTGGTGGTCATATTGGCCAGGCAAATTCCGTTCATCGACCCCATAGGGGAATAGTTACTGAAGTCGAAAACGGCTGAGGCGTATGGAGGACCGTGAGCTGGATTCCATTGGTTGGGGGCAGTGTTCGTGGTAATCCCAGCCCAATCAAGCACATTGCTCCCAGCCACAAAACGCAGATAGCTTCTGTTAGCTGAAGAACACAAAGCCGAACAGGTCGCCTGCACTAAATATTGGGAGCACACTGTGGAGGGGGTAACGGTCACAGCCAGGCCTAAGTCATACCACGTATTGCTAGTAGACATCGTTAAGGCATTTGTTGTTGAGAAGGAAAAAAATTGGCGATACGTACTACTGGCAAAACCAGAGGAATCAGCAAAACCTGCGTTCGTGGCATAACTGGCCGTTCCGGCATTTGTGGCATAACTGGCAGTGCCGGAATTCGTGGCAAAGCCTGCTGTTCCGGAATTCGTGGCGTAATTGGCTGTTGCGGCCCTCGTCGCATAGGATGACGAATCAGCAAAACCTGCATTGGTGGCATAGCCTGCCGTGGTGGCATAACGTGAATTGGTCGCATAACCTGCAGTGGTGGAGCTCATGGAATGTTGAGATTCCCCAGACTCATTCGCGTAAAGAGAGACTGCAGCCAGGTTAGCCTGTCCGGCATTTGTGGCATAACTGGCAGTTCCGGCATTTGTGGCAAAGACCGCGGTTCCGGAATTCGTGGCATAACTGGCAGTGCCGGCATTCGTGGCAAAGCCTGCCATTCCGGCATTTGTGGCATAACCTGCAGTGGCGGCACTGCCGGCTGTCAATGCATAGACGGAATTGCTCACCACGCTAACCCCAGGGACAACAGGTATCCCAGCTACACTCAGGGCAGGTACGTCGACAGGAACAGAGAATCTGGCGAGACCAGCGCCATTAGTTCCCACCGTCTCATTACTTGCGCTAATGCGCCAAAACGTTGATGGTTCGAGATCCATGGCCCATGTCAGCCTGAACGTTCCGTTGGTTGGAACGGGATAAGTGCTGGTAAATTGATTGGTAGACAATGTGGTCCAGACTCCAGAAACCAGGTCGGTCGACCACTCGGGGTATGGCCGCCAACCGATTCCACCGGTCACATCAGCGGTGATATTCGTTCCGTCTAACCGGAATGACACAATGCGGACTGTGCATGTAGATGGCCCCATGATCTCCAGCACTGGCGACCCTATGTATGTAAGCTCAAGTGTGTCGCCGTCGATCGATAGAGTGTACCGAGTATCAAGCACCAATGAGTTGCCAGCCAGATCCACACTATCGATTGCCGGGTGCTGGCTCCACGTACTGGCTGTAGCCCCGCCTGGAACGTAGGCTTCCAGTTTGGCCTCCAGGGTTTGCAGATTGACTGCATCCCTTTTACTGATGGGGTTATCGACGCGGATTATGATCCCACCAAAATCGTTAGTCTGGCCCATTATGGCGGGAGAGTTATGGCCATACAGCATGACGCGGGCTAAATGAGCGATCGGCGTAGCTCCTGGGGGTAACAGGTCGGCGTCGGCACGGATCCGGACTTTATAGGTCGAAAAGCTGAACCGGAGATCGGCTGACGGCTCCGTCTCGTGCCATACTGTATCATTGGTGGTCCACTCGATGATCTGGTTGAGTAGATAGAGATTCGACCAGTAGGGGGTGACATCACGGAGGCCAGGCCCGGAGAGCCACGGCGAGACCAGGGCGTTGGTGTAGCAGTCGATGGCTCCGTTGGTCATGGATCCGGATATTGACCAACCCGCCGCATTGGTCCAGACGTTGGTGTCCGCCTCTATCCAGGTGTTGGTCGAAAATGTTAGATCGGCCAGTAGGATGGGCTGGTTGACCCTGGCGATGGCGTTCGACTCCAGTAGTCCGGAGGCGCGAAACTGCAGGGTGGTTGGGTTGATCGAGACGGTTGCCGCCTGGGCGACGGGCAAATTGGTGGACGCCGCCACGTCGAGAGCCAGGCACGCGGCAATTACGAGAAGGATGAGATGTTTCATGACACGGGACCCCACTTGATGGTTTCGTCGTCGCCTGAACCTTCGAGGAAAAGGACTCTCCAGACGCCGGTTGTCTTATTCTGGATCTGCAAATCTCCATCCATGACCCGGACGGTTGGGTTGGAGGCCCCGAGAATCGCCAGATCGTTCTGGGCTCCATCCTCCTCGATCGTGATCTGGCCGCAGCCGCAGGTGATGTATTTGCCATCGGTTGTGAGCGCATGGATGACCCAGAACAGATTGCGCTTTTCATCCGTGGCATTCGAGAAATCCACCTGGGTGTCGGTGTGAACGAGTTCGAACGTGCCGTGCTGCTTCGTATCATCCGTCCAGTTCGCCAGCGAAATGGTGACATCCAGATCGGAGACATCGAGTTCCTTCTGGATCAAAGGGGCCGAGGAACGCGGAGTGGCATGCAGCTCGAAATACACCTTGGACAGGTTGGACTTATCGTCCACGATCGTGGTATCGACGAACAGGGCGAACTCGACATCGACTGGGACCCCGCGCCAGATGATGGCGGCGGCGGACGTGAGCTTATCCACCACGAGGTTATGGGAACGCGAGTTGCAGGCGAACCGCAACCTGGTGGGCAACAATTGTGTGGTCATGCGATGGCGCCTCCGATGATGGTAAACTCGATGATCCGCGACACCCCGATGGGGGTTGACCGGATGCCGGCAATGACGGCATTGGCCAGGTTGTAGGTATGCTGCACACCGGAATTTGATGTTTCGATGAACTGGATGGTTCCCTGCCGGATGCAGGCGGAGTGAAAAGCGACCTGCCAGGTATGGGCCTCGTTTACGGATGCCATCTCGCGCACTACCCGGAACTGGACCTGGGTGCGCTTGTTCCCGCGGTTAAACGCCTGAATCGCGGATTGGCGGAGGTATTCGGCCACCTGGGTGACAATCTGGTCGTCGAAGGAAATGCCATCCAGAGGGCCGATGTTTTTATCGGCGCCCCGGCCCGGACCGTCGCAGAGCACGGTCTGGTTGTTGGCGGAATCCTTGATGACGATGCGCATTATTCACCTATCAGGCGACCAACCCGATTGAAAACAGGGCATCCAGAGCCCCGGTGGTGAGCCCGCGAACGGTCACCAGTTCCAGATCCGCGACGCGGTCGCCGGTGTCGTACTGGTGGGCGGCCTCATCCAGGACGCAGTTGTTGACGACCAAGATGGGGTTGCCCGATCCCCCCGTGATGGTCAGCGCGGCCTTGAGCCCGGTGCCCGAGGCGCCGCGGGCGGCGCCGGAGCTTTGGAGCAGCTTCAGGCTGTGGAGATCCGCGACCTTGAGGCCGATGGGATTGCACTTGCAGGATATCCTGGCCTGGCCGTTGTAGAGGTAATCAAACAGCCCGATGCTGTCCTCCTCCTGGGCATCGAGACCAACATCGAAGCTCACGACCCAGCCGGACTTGGTCTTGATATCGTTCCAGGGGGCCGAGAGGGCGCCCAGGGAAGCGCTGTAGGGCACGGTCTTTACTCCGGTGGCCGCGAGCCCCGTGTCGGAAAACGCGGCATCCGCCAGAGCCACGAAATGTTCGGAGGCCGACCATGCCTCGGAATTGGTGCCGATGGCGGTGAACGTGACCTGGCCGAGGGCGGTCTTGACGGATGACAGCATCAGGTCGGGCATTTTACTCACGAAGGCGTTTTTGAACGTCAACTTCTCCTTGCCGTTCGCGGGATGCACCACCAGGCTTTTATCGGTCGCGGGGATCGCGCTGGCTCCAGGCGTGGCGGAGGTGTGAGGGAACAGCTTCGAGAGGATCCCGGCGGTTATCTCGCCATGCGGGGTGAGCGTCACCTCGGTGATGACCTGCTTGATTTTCTTGTCGATGACACCGACGCCGGCCACGGGAATGTCGAAATAATCCGTCCGCGTGCGGACCTGGACCGGGGTCGAGGAGTAGAGGGTCACGCCGTCATAGGTTACGATGGCGCGGCCGCGATAGATGGTGTCGGTTCTGCTGATGATGGCCATGGGAGTCTCCTTTTAGGTTTCTACGAGTACTGCGAGATTGAGGGATGTGCGGGCGACAACGTCCCACACGAGGTTATCGGGATTCGGGACGGCGCCGGACCGCTGGAGCACAACGGAGGTTTCGTCCCGGAACACAAAGTGATGAAGGCGGCGGGTGACGCGGATCCCCACCATGCTGTAGGTCTTGCGCGTGCCCCCGGCGCCGCGGTTGACCAGGGGGTTTTCGACGATGCGGACCAGGACCGGGACATTATCCGCCAGGACTCCCGGGGAATCGAAAGCGATCCCGCGCAACGCGGGGACTGCCACGATGATGGCCACCCCTTTGCCGAGGGCGCTCAGGGACTGCTCGATGCGCTGCTCTATGTCGCCCGGGGTTTCGGAGGCGCGGCCGGCATCGTCCATATCGTCCGGGGTAAAGATATCGATCCCCATGAACCAGGGATCACCGGCCAGGTGGGCCTTGATGGCCGCCTGCAGGTCTACAATGATGGCATCGGGATCCACGGGCATGGTCATAATCCCGACAAGGTGGACCGGGAAGCCCGGCGCACTGGGGTGGAAACCTGCTCGATCTTGGCCGAGGAGGTATCCCCGGTCAGCGGATCCTCGATGGCGAATTTGCGGTCCGCCACGCGTTCCAGGAGGCGGATGGCGTCCTCCTTTTCGCGGATGCGGTCTTCTGTGAGCAAAGACTTGACGGGCAGCCGGGTGCAGACCCGGTAGCGGATGATTGCCAGGGTGGCCGAGAGCAGCTTGGATGGGACCATGCCGGCATCGCCCAGCCGGTTATCCGGGTTGGCGGCGATGTAGCCGCGCACCTCGTCGATCACGGCCGTGATGATTCCCGGCACGGGATCGGTTTGGCCGGAGCCCAGGGCGGCCGACTGCAGGGCAGTCAGTTCGGTCCCGGAAAGCTTCGCCAGGACATCGGATGCGGTTAGAGCCTGCCAGGCCATGGTCCCTCCGTTGGTTTACTGGGTGACATCCCACGACTTGATCGAGCCGCGCTCGACCACGATCGTGTTCGTTTTGGCGTCCGCCGTAATCAGGATGTTCGTAACGGCGGCCACCATGGCCCCCGCGTGGTTCGTCCAGTCGGACGCATTCGAGGCGGCCCCTTCCCAGGTATTGGTCCGGCCCTCGACGGCGGCGACCCGGCCGGAAACGCTGGCCGACAATGTGGCGGCGGTATTCCAGTCGTTTGTCCGCGACTCGACCCGCACCACGCGGCCGGACACGGCCGCCGACAGAGCGCTGGCAACCGGATCGGTTTCGGCGCCGCGCCCATAGTCCGCCCCGCCCTGGGCGCGCACAAAGGACGTTCCTAGAATCAGCAGGACGCAAGCGACAGTCAGAAGCTCCGTCAGTGTGAATCCACTCTTTCTCATCGCAACCTTCTTTCTCAGGCGCGGGAGCGGGATCTCCGCCCCCGCGCCGGGTTTCGAATCTGGTTCCGGACTCTTAGCTGATAGTCAGCTTGAGAATCCCCAGGGTGCTGGTGACCACGATATTGGAGTGGTGCTCCACCGTGATATCCACGAGCTTGGCGCTCACCTGCTGCTCGTACACGCGCACATCGCCACCGCCCTCGACGGGCGAGACGAAGCGCTTGATGTTCGAGGCGTCCTCGGTGGACTGCCCGGCCTCGGCGAAGAATCCCAGCACAAGGTTGCTGATGATCTCCGTCTTGGTCTGCGCGGCGGTGGTGTACCGCTCGCGGCTCACGCGCACCTCCTGCACGCCGAGGAAATCGGCGAGCTGAGCCAGGGTCAGCACGGAGCTGTTCGCCTGGCCGGCGAGGTTCTGGGCGCGCAGGGTGATGATCCGCTTCGCCGCGGCCGTCTGGCCGTAGAGGATGCGGTTCGGCGCCACGCCGGACTTGCCCGTGGCCGCGATGATCGCGGACAGCAGGTCCGTATCCGGATCCTTGGGCGTGGAGGTATCCCAGGTCTTGGCGGTATTCACCGCCGCGCCCGAGAGCCCCGTGACCGCGCGCCGGAACTCGTTCCGGAAGATGCGCCGCATCAGGCGGCCCACCGTGACCTCGCGCCAGTTCGGCATGCCGTCCACCTGGTCGAGGTCAACGCGGATCGTCAGACCCTTGTTGTACGTCCTCGACGTGACGCTCGTGCCGCTGAACTCCACGCGCTTGAAGTCCGCCCCGATCGCGCGGACATCGTCCGCCTCGGAGTAGAACTCCTGGTCGCTATCGGCCTTCTTGAACTCGAACCGCTTGCCGGTGCGGACCACGGGGGCCACGAACTCCAGCATGCCCTGCACATCGTTCGGGTCGCGGAAGCCGACCGCGAACGTCGTCAGGGGTTCGCTGAAGAACTGCTCCGTGAACCGCGCCTCGTTCGCGGCCACCACCATACCGGGGGCAATGGAACCATTGTCCGCGGGGATCATCTCGATCGTATTCGACAGGATTTTCTCTTTCATGATTTTCCTTATGAACTCTGTCCCTCCCGCAGACTGGCGGGAGGGTTTAGACTCAGCCACTCACCACGCGCTGCACCGGCAGGCAATGGGCCACCTCCACCAGGTCGCCATCCGTCGTGGCCGCGTTCAGGGCGCGACCCACGATGTAATAGGTGCCGGCGGACGCAGACAGAGTGGCGATTTTGCCATTGGCCGCGGCGACCACCAGGTCGCCGGCCGTGATGGCCGCCGACGCCACCATCAACACCGTGCCCTGCTTCTGCCCGAGCAACTGGACGTTGACGTTCTCCTCGGCCGCGCTGGCTTCGTCGTTGACGACGCCCAGCGGGATCTCCGTGCCGGCCGTGGTGACGGCCACATGGGAGATGTCGCTGCCGATCTTGACCAGCACATTGCGCGTGGCAAGGGCGGCGTCGGTCAGCTTCGTAATGCAGCCGTCCCCGTGCACGCCCTCGGCGATGTTGCAGCAGACGACCAGGTTCCCCCCGGACATTCTCCGGAGCCATTCCATCATTTTCCTCATTGAGTCTTCTCCTTCTTGGGTTTCTAACCGCCGCCCGCACCATGCGGGCGGCCATACAATCACAATCAACAGTCAATCGAACTGGCGGATCACATCACTTGGTAATGGTGGGCTGCTTCATGGTCTCGAACAGCGCCGCGTTCTCCTTTCTGACGGCGGCGAAAGCCGTCTCGTAATCCTCGCCGTGTTCGCTCATCCTGGTGTTCACCAGGGTGAGAATCTTGTCGCGCAGCGGCTGCTGCTCGGGCTTGCGGGAGCCCAAGTCGCGGGTAATCGGGCGGGTATGCAGCACGGGCTTCATATTCGAGAGTTCAACGCTCTTCGCCTCGAATTGATCCGCGAGGTCCTTGAGCCACTGCTCCTTTTGGGCCGGGGTGATGATTCCGGCGGCCACGGCATTGGACACCAGCAGTTCCACGCGGGCGGCGCGTTCGGCCGTGGTGGCGGCCCTGGCCTCGTTCGCAACGGCGATGGCGGCGTCGCGTTCGGCGCGAATGGCGTCCATGCCGGCAAACACCTGGGCGAGCTGGTCCTCGGCGGCCACATTCGACAGGGCCTGGCGGGCGGCATCCTCGGCCTTCCAGCGGGTTTCCACGCTGGCCATGAGTTTCTCCAGGGCGGCCTTCATCATCCCGATCCTGGCAACGGCGTCATCCGCCGTGACGGTATCGGCCAAGCCGAGCACCGCGAGCAATCGTTTCAGCAGATCCATCTCAACCTCCTTTGACGCCGGGGGCACCACGCCGCCGGCAAGCTCCTCGTTGGCCAGGGGCGGGACCCCGGCGATATTCGGCATGTTCGTCAGGCCCACGCTAATCAGGCGGACCGGCTCCAGGATGGCCCGGCCGTTCTCCCTGGCGATCTCACGGCACGCCCAGCGGGGCGAGAACCATTTGTAATGGGCATTGGCGACAATTTCCTCGCCGGGCTTCGACCACTTGGGGATCAGGGCCAGGCCGTCTTCCCTGGCTTCCATCCCCATGATCCACGCATAGGCCTTGGCGTCCGTGTGCTGGTTGGCAAACGCCTTGTCGTCGGGGTGCCCGATATAGACTGGCATGCCGCCGAACAGTCGCCCGAGTTTGCCCAGGATGCTGTTGAAGCCTGAAACCATGGCCTCGGCGGACTGGCGGGTGAACCGCTGAATGCCGCTCGGGTGCGGATGGTCGCCATAGGGGATCAGCATGGCATCGGCCGTGACTGTATATTCGTTGGCTTCGATCGTCAGCGGGGTGTCGGATTCGTTCGAGAGCAGGATCAGTCGTTTCATGTGTTACCTCGCGGGGTTGAGATCAGAGCGTCTTTCCATCCCTGGCAATCCTCCAGGCGTGCCCAGCCGCCCGGAATGCGGGCGGTGTAGCAAACATCGTCGAGAGCCGTGTCGAGCCAGAACTCGTCGGTCATCAGGCCAATACCATTCCATCCCCAGTAATCGCCCCAGGAGTTCAGCAGGGCGCGGTAGCCAGTGCGGTCCCGGAGGGCGCAGGCGATCCCCAGCGTGCAGTGGCCGCTGGCTGTCGTGCTGCGGTTGCGGTTATAGACATGCGCGATGCAGCCGTTTTTCTTGTTGGCCTCGAACCATCCGGAGGTAACCATGTGGCCCTGTACCAGCGGGGTTTCCGCGAGAGCCATGTTATAGGCCTCGAAATCCACGGGGACCTCGACCAGGGCGGCATCCTCCGGCAGCCAGCCGAGTTCCTTCATGGCCTCGAAGCCCTGTGGGATGTAGATGCCGCCCTTCATGACACCGTTCCACCACCGCTTGCGGGCGTGCATCCACACACGATCTCCATTGATCTGGCGGTTTGCGGGAATGGCGTCGCGCCGGACATAGCGGCGCAGCACACACTCCAGCCAGTTGGCCCAGCCATGCCCGACGCACGAATCGTAGTTTTGGCTGTAGGTGGGTACGATGTCTCGATACCAATCGTTGAGCCTGGCGCCGCGGGCGACCAGTCTGCCGGCATTGATTGCCGGGACGGCTCGCACATAGCCGGAGCCGGCAAGTCGCGGCAGACAACCCTGCAGTGCGAGAGGAGTGGGGATTTCCATCATGTTACCACCTGGGGGGCTGGACGATTCCATTGGTGCCATCGGTAAGCGGTCCGTGCCAGGGATATACCGCTGGATCACCGGACTGCTGGCCGTGTTTGCAGCCGCCAGACAGGACGGCCGCACAGGCGATGCACAAAGCGATCAACAGGCGATTCATTGGGGCGCCTCCCAGTCCCATGTGAACGGTCCCTCGATACTGGAGCGCTCCAGCACCGTGCGTTCCCTGTCCCGGTTCGAGGCCGATGTGAAAATCCACAACCGGCACCCCTTGCGGATGCCAAAGAACGAATGTTCGGCGCCATAGAGGTTTTCGAGCCCCTTCATGGGTTGGTGCTTCGAGCGGTTGTAATCCCAGGACCCTACAACCAGGGATCCATCCGGCTGCTCGACGACCATGTTGAATGTGCCTTGCAGGCCATCTGTGCGCTTGGGCCAATCCGGCCCGTCGCATTGCGACCAGACCTTGTGCGCCGTGAGTTTGGTCACGGTCAGCTTGCGGGTCTCGCGCCATTCCAGGGTGGCGGAGTCGATCCGCTTGAACACGCATTTGGTCCTGTCGAATGGCAATGCCTGGTGAGGCGATGGAGCTGGATCAGGGGATACAACATTATCCACAATATTGGATACGATCGGCGCTGGCGAAGGCCTCGGAACGGGATTCACGCGGTCCAGGATGGCGCAACCCACCGCCGCCATCAGCAGGAAGGCGATCGCGATTCCGACAACGTCCAGAAATTCAGGCTTCCTCATTTTCACGGCTGCTCCTTTTTTATGGTTTGGATTTGGCGCAAGGTTTCAGCCCTGGCCACGTCAATAAGTGCATGATCTAATCGCAGCATCGATCCAGATCCTTTAATTTCAGGCCATACTACATGGACGTTCGGGGCGCCGCTGGTCTGGTCCAGCACATCGACAATCTGGTCCAGCATCAGGAGGTTAAGGTTGCGGACCAGGTTGCTGACGACGCCCCGCCCCTGGTAATCCTGGGCGCGCGGCTTGGCGATGAGCAGATAGACGGAATCGTAGTCGCGCCAGTTCGCGAGGATCGGCAGGTTGAATCGCACGCCGCCATCGATGTAGTCCTCGCCATCCAGGAGATTGACCGCCGGGAACATGCCGCAGATCGACATGCTCGCCAGAACGGCATCGGCTGGGGTACTAGCCATCTCAGGCCTGGCCACATTCACGCATTCCCCCGTGCGACGCCGGCAGGCCCAGGCGTGA